AATATTGTCGACACCAATTCTTTTCGCACAATCCACTGATGATAACGAGATTAAGATTACCCAAACAGGTGATACTTTAGACTTGTATATAGACCAAATTGGTTTTGGTAATAAGATAGGTTCTGATGCAACTGCTTCAGCAGCTATGACTATTACTGGTGCAACTTTGGACTTTGATTTGGACTTTTTAGGAAATTCAAATAAGCTGTTCGGTTCTGTTGAAGCAGATAGTTCAGTGTATAAACTAGACTTTACTGGTGATTCAAACAGTATAGACTGGTTAATCGGAGATGTAGGTAGTGCAGACTCATCAGACATTAACTTTGATGTCACTGGAAGTAGTAATACTTTCGACCTTGACCAAGGTAGTGTGTATAGTGCAGAGAGACTTAATTCAGACTTAATACTAATCGGTAGTTCGAATGTTTTTGATATTGATTGGGAAAGTGATGACTTAACTTGGGACTTTGAAGTCACGGGTTCAAGTAATAATATTAACACACTTCAGTCAGACGGGGAACAATCTATAGTTGTTGACCTAGACGGAGATAGTGCAGATATGGATATTACACAAATTAGTGGAACATGTTCGCCGTCAAACGCTGCATGTGCAACACCTAATGCACTAATTACACTGGATATTACAAGTGATAATGCAACAATCCAAATTACTCAAAAAGATTCATCTAGCGATAGTAATTAATCTCATGTTTATCAGTGGGGTCATACATAGTGACCCCATTGGTGATATTGTAGAATCTATCGGACTATCTAAACTCACAAGACAAAACCAAGATATAGAAAAACCAAACGTTGGTTTTGGTATTGAACTATATGACGTTGCAGAAACCGTAAATGGTAGAATGAAGATTGAGTTTTTAGACGAAGAAAAACTTGACCTAATCGAACATACAGTTGTATACATTGACGAAGTGTATTACGACCCCGACCCTTCTAAATCAAAAATGGCTATGAGAATGGTGCAAGGAACGGCACGATTTGCTTCGGGTAAGGGAAACAAAATAAAGAAAGCAAACATAGACATACAAACACCAACTGCTCAGATAGCAATTAACGGAACAGATTTCACAACAACTATTGATGAACTAGGAAGAACACTTGTTATACTTTTGCCAGACGAGGACGGAGTGACTCCTTCGGGTGAAATCAGAGTGTATAATGAAGGTGGAGAAACAATTCTAAACCAAGCTTACCAAGCAACAATGGTATCAAGTTTAGACCAACCACCAACTCAATCAGTAGTAATAAACAATTTAACAGTTGGTCTCATTGACAATATGTTTATTGTTAACCCACCACAAGAAGTAAAACAAGCAGTAGAAGAACAGGCTGCAGATGACCTCGACCAAGACCAAGGTGTTCTTGATGTTGATTTTTTAGAATTTAATGAATTAGAAAAAGATATAGATGATTATACAGATGAGAATTATGATGCAAGAGGAAGTAGACTAGATATAGATTTTCTAGATGTAGACTTCCTTACAGATTTATTAGACATAGTAGAAGCATTAGAAAAGACAACTGCAAGTCTTGGTGACAGACAAAAAGGAAAAACAGGTGAGTATGACCTAAAGGGTGCAACACTAGGATTCAATAAAGACTCACAATTTAACATATTTGTAGAAGACGGAGACTTGTATTTGTATAGAAATGTGAATGGTGTTATTGAAATAACCGTTGCATCAGGTGGTTCGGGTTTCATAGACACTAGGGTAGAAGGTTGGGAAGGTATAATAGAGTTCGGAAACGGAGACCCCAGCATACGTATCTTTATCAATCAATCTAACTAAATACTATACAGGAGGCAACTTATGGATAATTTTGCTAAATTACTTAAGTGGCATGAGAGAAGAACCGAATGGTGGTTAAACGAATTCGGTATGACTCAGTATCAAGCTATGTGGTTCGCATGGTTTAAAGGTATATTAACAATATTAATATTACAATGGTTATTTTAAAGAAAACATTTCTTTTCATAGGGATTTTAATAATCCCTATGTTTTCTTATGCAGACGATAATCACGTTCATGTAGAACAAGTCAGTGGTGGTGACAATGCAGATTTAAATATAGACCAAATAGGTTATAACAACCTTGCACGGTTTTCCTTTGACCACCAAAACAATACAATAAATCTTTTACAACAAGGTAATGGATTGTATTTTGGTTATACTGATACATGGGGTTCAGGCAAACAATGGGGTGGTGACTTAGACGGATATAATAATGATATAGACGTTAGACAGAAGTGTTCATCAGGAAATTGTAATGATAACGATTTTGGATTTCATGTTTGGGGTAATTACAATGAAGTTGTTTTTGGACAAGGATATGAAAACAATAATAGTTTATCACCTAATTGGAGTTATGACGGATATGAGCCTGGTGGAAACTATGTAAGATTAGATATCCATGGTGACTATAATGATTTCAAAGGAAGTCAGAAACAAGATTCAGATACTATTCAACATAGTATGATATGGAACATTTACGGTGATTATAATGATGTTTATGCAAAACAAATGCAGAATGGAAATAAGACACTTACAGGAACAATTAATAACGATTCAAATGAAGTTGCAATAGTTCAGAAAAAGACTGGAGCTCACACTGCAACAATAACAATAGGTGGAACTTACCCGACAGATTTAAGTTTAACCCAAACAGGAAGTATAGCACAAACATATTCACTTACACAAAATTGTATTACGGTAGGTGGTTGTTCTGTATCAGTGACACAAGGTAATTAATGTATTCGTGGAAAACAGTCGTAGTGACTATAGGGTTGCTATTCGGACTTAAAATTTGGAATCCCTATTTTATAGAAAATGTATCATGGTCTTACTTTGATTATCTACACCAATCTCAGGAAATAGTTCAGGTAGATAACATTGTCTTAGTAGATATAGACGAACCTTCACTTGAAGTGTATGGTCAGTATCCATGGCCAAGGTCTATTTACAGGGATTTAATGCTTGACACTTCATACACTAATACACATGTTTTTACTCAACTCTTCAAAGAACCTGATAGGATTTCAGGAAAAGATGAATTATTTGCAGAAGGATTAGTTAATCGTTTATCGATTTTATCTTCTGCACCGACCATACAAAAGGACACTGGTTCTGCACCATTCGTTAGAACAAGTGTGTTTGGTGGAGGAAATATAGAAGACCATATATGGACTTTCTCGGGTATTGCAAGTCCAATACCTATCTTAGAACAAAATTCTTATGGTAGTGGAGTCACGGTCACAACACCACCAGTCAGTGGAACTGCAAACTTTGACGGAACAGTTCGTTCTGCACCATTGATTGTTTCTGCAAATGGTGTAGTGTATCCTTCAGTTGCACTAGAAGTTTTACGTGCAATGTTTGACCAACAGAATTATCAGACTAGAGTGACACCCGAAGTTGGAATAGAATGGATTCGTATAGGGAGACAACCCCCCATCGAAACCACTCCAACTGCAGATATCCTTATAGGATATTGGAATGAATTCGAGAGGGTGTCTGCAAAAGATTTACCTCTAGTTAATTTAGAAGATAAGATTCTGATATGGGGTCTGACGGCGGAAGGTCTGAATAATCCAGTTTCAACCCCAGTGGGTGTAAAGTATCCCCACGAAGTTCAAGCTTCAATCCTCCAGTCCGTCTCCACAGGAGTTCAAATACAACAATCCTACTATCTTGAATTTTTAGAGACTGTTCTTCTTTTGACAGTCCTTCTAGGAATAATGGTATCGGTCTACACACTTCCCACAATTTTTTCGGGGATAGTGAGTCTAGGTATTGTTGGATTTCAGGTGGGTTTGGGTTTCTATTTGTGGACTTCAAGTTTCGTTCTTTTCGATATCTTCTACTCATCGATGGCCTCCATAGTTGTGTTTGGACATGCTTCTTTCAACAAATACTATAAAACCTATCAACTCAAAGAACAAATTAAGAAGCAGTTTCAAAAGTATTTATCTCCCGACATGGTTGACCAACTTGCAGAAAACCCCGAATTATTAAAACTTGGTGGTGATAGAAAAGAAATGACATTCATGTTTATGGACATATGTGGATTCACCCCCATAAGCGAACACTATAAAAACAAAGACGACCCCGAAGGATTGGTAGAACTCATAAACAAGTTCTTAGACATGCAAACTAAAATTATACTAAATAATAAAGGAACCATAGACAAATACATGGGCGACTGCATAATGAGTTTTTGGAATGCACCTTTGGATTGTCCAAATCATGCTGAACTAGCAGTTAAATCTGCACTCGAAGTTTTACGAGCAACTAAGGAACTCAATGAAGAATTGCAACCACTTAATCTTCCACCCATTAACGTGGGTATTGGGATTAGCACTGGTGAGTGCATCGTTGGAAACATGGGGTCAGAACTTAGATTTGACTATTCCGTCATTGGAGACGCCGTCAACTTGGGAGCTAGACTCGAAGGACAAACTCGTAATTACGAAGGGGTGGACGTGTTGTTATCATCAGAGACATATCGACAATGTCCGAATGGAAAATTCTCAGAAGTTGATAGAATCAAAGTTAAGGGAAAAGAAGAACAAGTCACTATCTACACTCCATTGGAGAATAGTTGAACCACCCACATCAACAGACTGGGTAGTCTTTACCACATTACAATTATTAGATGTCTACTCAACTTATCGTGGTCTTCAATACGATTGTGTAAGAGAACTAAATCCTATCATAGGAGAGAGGCCTTCAATCGGTGATATGGTTTTTGTAAAAACGGCAGTCTTTGTTCCAGCATTAAAATATGATAAGAAACAAGGAAACTTGTCTAGTCGAAGTATCCGACAAGTTAATGGTTTAATGTTCCTAGTGGTCGGTAATAATTACAATGTATTAACTGATTCACAAAAAAATTGTAAAAAAAGATAAAAACCCTCTTGATTAAATCATAAAAGACCATATATAATATAGTAGAGAACTTAAAAAGAGCTCGGATTTGGAACTTGGATTGGGCAACGCCGACATCAAGTGACCCCATTTCTTCAAAAGAGCTCGGTTCTCACACCTAATGCTCAAATGAGGTTAGGATATATTAACTTGCTATAATAGGAGAAAAATATGACGCATTTAGATATATTTGGTCAATTCAGACCGCTTACTGTAGGATTTGATAGATACTTCGATGAACTCGAAAGACTAACACATCATACGACTACTAACTACCCACCTTATAACATTGTAAAGGAAGATGCAGAGAACTATTGCATTGAACTCGCAGTCGCAGGATTTGGTAAGAAAGACATTGATATCACTAAAGAAAGAAATGTCTTATCAATCGAAGGTAAAGTAGATGAAGACTCAAAGGATTTTGTCCATAAAGGACTTGCTTCAAGAGCTTTCAAAAGAACCTTTACACTTGCAGATGATGTTGAGGTTAGTGGTGCAGACATGGTAGACGGAATTCTACACGTCAAACTGGTTAGAGTTATCCCCGAAGAGGATAAACCAGTTTCTATTAAAATTAAATAGAAAACCCCTTTACGATACACCCGTTATATTGTATAATGGGTGTATCTTTATATAAAGGAGAATTATTATGTTAACAGTTGGACAACAATTCCCTGCTTTCTCACTGCAAGGAATAAATGAAAACAACGAATTTGTGAGAGTTAGTGTAGACGAAAATTATCAACCATTAAAACATGATTGGTCAGTAATCTACTTTTATCCAAAAGACTTTACCTTTATATGTCCTACAGAGATTGCTGGTTTTGACAATTTAGTCGACCATGCAAACGTGATAGGAATTAGTGGTGATAATGAGTTCTGTAAATTAGCATGGAAACAAGAGAATGAATTGATAGGTAATATCAGACATACACTTGCAGCTGATTGTGGACTAGGATTATCTTCACTATTAGGTATTGTTAATGAAGAAGAGGGTGTATGTTATCGTGCAACCTTTATCTTTGACAAAAACAGAACAATCCAACATGCGTCAGTCAATGCATTAGACACTGGAAGAAACCACACCGAAGTTCTTAGAACTTTACAAGGTTTACAAGCAGGTGGACTAACAGGTTGTGCATGGAACGATGGGGACGAGTTTGTCGGATAAACTATATCAAGTCTTAAAAGACAATGCAAACGAGAAGGGTTTACCTTTAATTGAGGGTAAACTCTTTGATGCATTAACAGAAGAATACGGAAGAGAAAAGTTCCGTGAGGTTCTTGCAGATTATATCGAAAAAGAAAGACCCGAGTTTCCTCTAAAACAAATCTCTCATGAAGATATGAGAAACACTTTTATCAAACTCTTACATTATGATGTATGGAAGTTTGTATATCCACACGAAAATTTAGAAGAAGAAGTCGTAGAAAAATATGACGACTACAAATACCCATATTCAGAATGGGGACATGGAATGGTCAATGCACCTTCCACATTTAATGATGCAAGTGATTACTTCATGCAACACTTAAGACTTGCATGTGATTCATATGGACATAGAGCTCCATTGAATGCATTTAAAGAATCAACTGCAAAAGAATTAAAATCACCTCTCGGTGCAATATGGAGAGGTGTTAATGATATTCAAAAAGAGATATCAACAGACGTAGACGGAAAAGAAATAGTTAAGTTAGTAGGTGGTTCATTAAGAGAAGACACTTACAGAATGGCATTCAGACTAGGAGCCTATATTGCAACACAATTCAAACCAGTAGTTGCAAAGTGTTTCTATGAAATGACTGATGCAAGAATTGTATTAGACACTAGTTGTGGTTGGGGTGACCGACTATGTGGATTCTTTGCAAGTCAAAGAACAGAAATGTATATTGGTTGTGACCCTAATCCAAACACATTCGAAGTGTATAAGAAACAATGTATAGAATATGAAAAGATTCTTACAGGTAATACACCTACAATTACAGAAACCAAAGACAAGTTTATGTCAGTTGGTGAGAAGAGAGTTGTAATCTATAGGAGTGGTGCAGAGGATATTCCTTATGAAAAATTCCCACCAGTAGATTGTGCATTTACTTCACCACCATATTTCTCAACAGAGACATATAACAAAGGTGGAGAACATGAAGAAGACCAATCATGGAGTAAGTTCTCAGAATATGAATCATGGAGAGATGACTTCTTCATTCCAGTTTCTAAAAAATCATTTGAAGTGTTATCCGAAGACGGACACTTACTTATTAATATTATGAATCCGAAGGTGAAAGGTAAAATGTTCCCTTCATGTGACGAAGTAGTAGACGAATTAAGAGAACACTTCAAAGGTCAGATAGGAATGAGAATCATGCAAAGACCTCAATCTTCTACTGCATTCTTAGAGAAGTGGTCAGACGTAAAAGGTGATAGTGACGACAATCAAGTATCAGATAAAGAAGGTATTGATAGAACTGCAATGCAAGACTTTATGAAAAAACTATACATGGAAAACGTATGGTGGTTCTCTAAAACAAATAAAGATTTATTCTTACCTAATAGAAGACAATCACTGGAGAGTTTCTTTGGTTAATACACCACTATTTGACGAAGGGGTTTATTGTGTAGTAGACAATAACAAACTTGATATGTCAGGCATTCAAATTACTAAAGGAGAATGGGAAGGTGTTATCTATGTTTATGGTAAAGTAGAATTTGTAGAAGGTAAAAAACACTTAAATTTCCAAAGGGATATAGTCAAAGTTCCCGAAAATCATGACCTCGAAGAACTCCTAAATAATAACGAACTAAACAATCTCATGGGTGATATATTAGTCGAACTCATAGAAGAACAAGCGAGGAAAGAGAATGAACAAAGAGATTCTAAAGGAACAGATTAAAAGACACGAAGGTGAAGTCTTAGAAATATATGAAGACTCACTAGGATACTTAACTTTTGGTGTTGGACACTTAGTCAAAGAAGGTGACCCCGAATATGGTCAACCAGCTGGAACACCAGTCTCACAAGAAAGAGTAGACGAAGTTTACGAACTCGATTTTGAAAAACACGTAGAAGAAACAATTCATGTGTTTGAGTCAAAAGGAGGAGAAGACTTCTATGCACTTCCCGAAGATATACAACATGTTCTCATAAACATGACTTTCAATCTAGGAGGAACTAGATTTGGTAAGTTTAATAATATGTGGAAAGGTGTTGTTGCATGTGATTGGGAAAAGGTTGCAGTCGAAATGGAAGACTCACGTTGGTTCAAACAAGTAGGAAGACGTTCAATCGAACTACAGGAGATTGTCAGAAGTGTCTAAAGTAAAATGTATAAGACTTGATACAGGAGAAGTTATCATAGGTTTTGTTGAAAAAACTTTATTTGGTGACTATAAAATTGTTGATGCACAACTTTGTATTACAGACGTGCAAGACGGAAAGTTCGAAGTGAAACTTGCACCATGGATTCCGTATGCAAAAGAATATAACTTTCTTATTAATAAAAATTTAGTGCAAACAGTCTTTGAACCAAGACCACAATTAGAAACAAACTTCAAAGTTGCAACAGGTAATAAAAGAGGTAAGTAATGAAAGATATGACAAGTGAAATTCTTAGAGGTGTTATCGGACATGCAGACGGTCAGATTGCAAAACATAAAGCTAACATTCTTGTTCAATGCAAGAATTCAGTTGGTGTTGCAGAACATGGAGACCATGTAGAAACCATTCAAAAAGAAATGGAACAGATTGCACATTACGAAGATATAAAAGACGTAGTTAAAAAACATTTTTCAGAATATACAGACAGAACCACATTGACAGAATAGACCCTATTGTAGTATAATAACTACATGGATTTCTATACAAATGTTTGTCGGACTAGAGACAAGATTCTAGTCAAAGGTTATAAGAACGGAAAACAACAAAAACTTTCTGTATCTTATAGACCAAATCACTATATCCCTTCTAAGAAAGGGGAAACACCATTCAAAAGTTTAGACGGAAGACCACTGGAAGCAGTGAATCTAAACTCTATGGGTGGTGCAAGAAAGTTCAGAGAGAGATACAGTGGTGTCGAAGGATTCGAAATCCATGGATACGACAGATACATTTACACTTACATTGCAGATAAGTTTCAAGGTGACATAGAGTTTGACTTGAAACACATAAAGATTGCAACACTTGATATTGAGTGTGAGTGTGAAGACGGATTCCCCGAACCAATCTATGCAAACGAAAAGGTCAATGCAATTTCATTGAAACCAATTGGTAAAGATACACATGTCTTTGGTATCGGCCCTTGGGAACACAACAGAACAGACGTAGTTTATTACAACTGTAAAAATGAATCAGAACTATTACTCAAGTTTATCAAATACTGGAGAACAGAATCTTTTGATATCATTACAGGTTGGAATGTAAACTCATTCGATATTACATATCTATGTAATCGTATCGACAGAATACTTGGTGAGGGAGAACACAAGAAGCTTTCACCATGGAATCAATGTGACGTGAGAGAATTCCATTCGGGTTTTGGTCAGAAACAAATGATATTCAATCTATATGGTATCAATGTTCTTGACTATCTTGAACTGTATCGTAAACATACATTCGTAAATCAAGAATCCTACAAACTAGAAAACATTGCACAAGTAGAACTTGGAACTGGTAAACTAGATTACTCAGAGTATGGAAATCTTCATACACTTTACAAACAGGACTATGCAAAATTCTTAGAATATAATGTCAAAGACGTTGTCCTTGTTGAAGAACTAGAAGAGAAACTAGGACTGATTGAATTGACTTGTGCAATGTCATACAATGCAAAGTGTAATTACAATGACACTTTCGGAATGGTGAAGTATTGGGAAACTATAATCTACAATCACCTCAAAGAACAAAACATACAAACACCACCACAAAGACTAAAGAGTGGTAATGATAAGACACACCAAATCGTTGGTGCATATGTTAAAGACCCAATAGTCGGTGGACATGATTGGGTAGTGTCATTCGACTTGAACTCACTGTATCCACATATTATTATGCAATACAATATCTCACCCGAGAAAATGATAAAGGGAAACAGACAAGATATCAATGTGGAGAGAATGTTAAACAAAGAATCAGACTTATCTTATGTGTATCAACAGGGTCATACAGTGTGTCCAAATGGTGTAATGTATTCTAAAGATAAACAAGGTTTCCTTCCCGAACTTATGGAACGACTCTATGACGAGAGAAAAGAGTGGAAGAAGAAAATGATTGGTTATCAGAAAGAACGAGAACTCTGTAAAGAAACTAAACGTAAGAAAGAACTTGATACACTTATCAAACGTGCATACAACAATCAACAGGTTCGTAAGATTGCACTTAACTCTGCATATGGAGCTCTTGCAAATCAATACTTTGCATTCTTTTCTATTGACCTTGCAGAGTCAATTACAACCAGTGGTCAGTTAATTATCAAGTGGTCAGAGAAAACTATCAATGAGTTCCTAAACAAAACACTTGAAACAGATAACGAAGACTATGTGATTGCAATGGATACTGATTCAGTCTATATCACTATGGACAAACTGGTTAAGAAAGTCTTACCCGAAGAAACAGACAAGACCAAGATTGTAGATTTCCTAAACAAATCCGAAGGAATGATTGAACAAGTTCTTGCAAAAGGATTCAAAGACCTTGCAGAATACACTAATGCATTCCAACAAAAAATGCAAATGGGGAGAGAAGTAATTGCAGACAGAGGTATTTGGACTGCAAAGAAAAGATACATTCTAAATGTATATGACAACGAAGGTGTAAGACTTGCAGAACCGAAACTTAAAATGATGGGTATCGAAACTGCAAAGTCTTCTACACCTCAATGGGTCAGAACAAAACTAACAGAAGCCTTAAAGGTGGTTATGAATGGAACTGAACAAGAACTATGGGAGTTCGTAGAGACTGCACGTAAGGAGTTCAGAAAC